AAGCAGCGGGGGGTGCCGTTTCGACCGGACCTCCCCCCGCTTCGAACGCTTCACCATCCTCCCCTTCTAGCTCTCTTCCTTGACGATCTTGACGTAGAAGCCCGAAGAATCGATTTCGAGAATCGAATCAATCGCAAGTTCTATGTCTTCGTCTTCAGAATCTTCAGATGACTCGTCGCCCGTAGCCGTGAGTCGAGAGAGGAGGTTCAAAGTTCCGTAACGATGAACCTCATCGAACCTGAACCATTCATCGAACTCATCAGCAGGATCGTAAGGATTGTCGAACGTTGTGATGTAGACCGCTCTCACAATCCCTCCTCTGCCATATAGTTGCGAACGGTGGACGTGCTGACGCCGAGGGCATCGGCGATGTCGGCGTTGGTGTAGCCGCGGTTCTTGAGCTGCCTGATCTTGCTCTGCTGAGCAGACGACAGAGCAGTCTTGGCTCGAGGCGACGACATCTGTCGGACGTGGTCGGCGTCGGCCTCGGCGATCAGGTCGCTGAGGAAGTTCTCGGTGATGGCGCCGTGCTTGACGGCCTGCCATTCACGTTCTGTGAACTCGACCTTGTAGTGGTCGGCGCCGACTCGGGCTCTGGCGTCCTTGATGTACCGCCTCTCGTACTTGGCCCGGCGGTCCGAATCGTCCCGGAGGTCCGGGGAGTCCTGGAGAAGAAGCTTCATCTTCGCATTAGCGATGACTTGAGCCTGCCTCTCAAGGGGCTTTCCGGCATAGGCCCGCTTGAGCTTGGCCCGGAGACTTTCGACCTCGGGCTTGAAGCGACGGGCCGCCTCAGGAGAGTACGGGGTCTTGCCGACACGGAGGGATGACTTCCTAGCCTGGTTGGCCAGGCGCTTCATCTCGTTGGCGTGCTGGGCGTAGGCCTCTTCCATGGGAGTACCGGACGACAGCTTCCTGGCGTCACGGACCCTGCTCATCTTGGGGACCGACTGGGTCTCCATGACGACCTGGTCGGTTACGACCCACTCGCCTGTCTTCTTGTCCTTGTACTTCCGATAGTGCCACTCGCCGGTCGGGACCATGACCTTGCGTCCGGTTCTCGGATCAATGGGTCCGCCCTCAGCGGCTCGACGCGGCCTCTCGGAGTTGATGTACGTAGGGCTCTTGGACCTGGACAGAAGGGTGGAGGCACCGCCTTCCGGCTGGTACTTCTTCTTCAGCTGGGCGATGCCATTGTCCTTCTCCGACTGCTTGTAGTCGAGGCGGTGCTTGGCCGCGTCGATCACGACCATGGAATGGCGCACGGCCCTGGCCAGCTCGGTGGGCGTGGCGCCCTTGAGCTGCATGTCGGTGATCAGGTTCGAGACGATGCCCATCTGCTTCTGGGTGTACTTCTTGGTCATCACCTTCATACCCGGTCGATAAGGGTACGACCGCTTGGGATCGAATCCTTCGAGGCCCTTAAGAGGGCGGGAGGACTTGACCTTGCCGTCGTTGTTGGGGATGACCAGAACCGAGTCGCCGTCGAAGTCCGCCCCTGAGAGTCGCTCGGCGACTGAGGGGTGGATGCCGATGGCGTCCCTCGCGTTCTTGCCGACACGGCGCTGGGCCTTGGCGTGCTTGTTGTTCACGGTGAGGATCGGGATCTCGAACGGGCCCGCATGCGGGAACCGGACGAGGGCCACGGTCTCGCCGTGCTTGTAGTTCGGGGCGTAGACCTCATTCGGCTTCATGCTCGGAACGGGCAGGATCACCTGAGACGCCTGCCTGGGGTAGGCCGAGGCCTTGAGGTCGACGCTCTTCCCGTCACAGGAGTCGGCGAAGGAGAGCAGGAGCTTGCGCCGGACAACGGGGTTGTCGAGCGCCATGATGTCCTCGTACTCCCGCTGCATGCGCTGCTGCGTGGCCTTGAGCTGCTTCTTGGCCTCGGACAGCTTCTGCTTGCCAAGGTACTGGGAGGCGAGCGATCGGGACCAGTCGTCCCAGTCACCCTCCTCATGGACGTAGTTGAGCGCGGAGAGGCGCTTCCGACCGGTCTTGGGGTCGATGTAGCGCTTCTGGGTGATCGTCGACCCGAACGGGTTGGTCGGGTCGAACGTGTCGATGGGCTTCAGGACGGTATGGTCCTTAGGCCCCAGAGCGGGAGTGCCCTTCTTCTTGTTGGTGTTGAACCGCATGTCCACACCGGCGGGAAGGTCGTCCGAGTAGACGGCCATGCCCTTGAGGTAGTGGGTGCCGTCGACGAGGATGCGGACCTGGGCGTAGCGTCCATTTGCGATCTCGAGGCCGGGTACCTTCCGGCGGAGTTCGATGACGCCGTCCATGTCCGTGCCGCCGTCCTCGGCGTAGCGGATCTTCAGCTTCTTGCTGGAGACGGAGACGGGCTTCTGAAGCGCCCCGATGACCCTGCCGTTCTCGTCGATGGTGACGCGAGGGGCTCGGACGCGGTCCTTGTTGGCGACGGCGTCCTTGAAGGTCGTCCCGGGCTTGCAGAGCACCCGGAGCTCGGTGTACTTCTCCTTGCGGCCCACCTGCGGGACTCGAAGGGTGTGCGTCTCGTACCCCTCGTCCTTGAGCATCTGGGCGGCGGTGTTGAGCTGGGTGGTGCTCACACCGAGCAGGATCTCGGTTCCACGGCCGTAGTCGATGTACCCGTGCTCCTTGACGGAGGCCTTGAGCACTTCGGCGGCGTCCTGGGCCCTGGTCGACTTCTCGAGCACGCCGCCCTCGGCCAGCTTCTTGGCCGTGGCGGCGCTGAGGCCGAGTCGTTCGCCGATGGCGCCGTAGGAGGCGCCCTTCTCCCGCATCTGGCGGGCGATGGCGATGTCGCCCTCCCGCTTGGCGCTCTTGGCGGCCGTCTTACGGGCCCTGAGCTGGGCGGTGTTCATCCCCAGGGCGTAAGCGGCCTCCTTCTCGCTCATCCCCTCCTTCTTCATGAGGCGATCGACCTCGGCGAGGAATGAGGTGGACGACTGATACGGGTTGTCGCCCGATCCCCACTTGTACCGGCCGGAGTGGGGGACCGAGCCCTGGTGAGGCGTGCCGGCCTGGACGATCCGGAGCTCGCCGTTCTCGTCGATGATGATCATTCCGCCTCCTTGAGCTCCTCGATGATCTTGTCGAAGTGGCGGACGGCCGCCATGATGCGGGAGATCTCCTCGGGATCGGTCTCGTCGGACGCGATCTCGTCGTTCTGGTAGATTCGGAGGTCGTACTTGATCTCGAAGGGGGGCTTGTCGTACTCCAGGCAGAACAGGGCAGCGTACACGTGCAGTTGAGCCATGGAGGCCGGCGTGACCCCCGTCTTGAGATCGTGGATGCGGAGCAGCTTCGAACGGTCGTCGAACGAGATGGCGTCGGCCGTACCGAACGCGTTCACGGAGTAGAACAGAACCTGCTCCGGAGTCATTCGGTAGCCGATCGCGTCGTTGACGTACGCGTTGAAGGTGGCCCGGTTACGGGGCATGCGCATGCCAAGACGGATGTGCTCGGCGGCGAGGGCGTGGAGTCTCGTTCCCCTTGCAGCGGCCATAGCGGTCCTGTAGGAAGCGGCCAGCCGCTCGTCGTCGTAGTTGATCCAGTGGTAGCGCGAGGCCCCCAGGAAGGCGTGCTCGCCCTGGAGGCGCGGGTGATCAGCGAAGCGCATCCAGGACCTCCTCCTCGTTGCCGGGGTGAATGACCGCGGCGTAGTGGCGCATACTGTGCAGCTTCTCGAGGTACCACTCCTGGTTGGGACGGTAGTCGGAGCTCGACGGGGCCTTGCGCTTGACCTCGAGGAGGGCGACGCGTCCGCCCGGGAGCAGCACCGTGAGGTCGGGTGCGCCCTGCTTGAGGGAGGAGTCGTTCTTGAGGACGATCGCGCCGAGCTCCCTCTGGAGTCTTGCGACGACCTTCCTCTGGAAGTCTCGTTCGAGTGGTTTGGAGTTGCCCATGATGTTCCTTTCCGGGCGAAGGCCCGACGGCCGGTAATGGTCGTCGAGCAGTACTACTCACTACGGCACCTGTGTTTTAGTTCGTGGTACGCAGCATTCAAGGCGGCGAACAGTAAGACCCTATCCCTTGTGGGGGATAGGGGTGAGATGTCACTTCTCGGTGATGATGAGCTTCATGCGGTGACTCCGGATCTTCTCCAGCTCCGCCTCGAGTCGGTCGATCTCCTTCTGAACGGGCGCTTGGGCCCGTTCGATCGGGATCGTGACGAGACGGGGGAGGAGCAGGTCGGCGACGGTGAGCATGATGAACATGAGTTCTCCTTTCGTGGTGTTCTCACTACAAGGCCTGTGAAAACCCCAGCCCTTGCGGGTCGGGGGTCGAGGTCACTTCTTCGGGATGAAGATGTCGGCGATGGCCATGAGGTCAGGGTCGATCACGACCTCGGTCTCGGTCTCGGCGATACGGTCCTCTCGCTCGAGGACGAGCGAGTGGGCGATCATGCCGATGACCAGGGCGAGGAAGTGGGTGCCGACGATGAAGACGATGGTGGCGGACATTGTGGTTCCTTTCTGGTAGTTGGTCTCACTATGGGGCGTGTGAGTTCTGAGGTGCATGAGAGACGCGTCTATAGTCTTGTGGAAGGGGAGGCGTTTGGGGTTTAGCTCTGAGCGAACTGGCCCAGCCCTGGCCCAGTTTGGCCCAGTTTTCCCTATTTACTATATAAGTACTTAAAACTCTCGTACGATATAGGGAAGTTCTTCAAAACTGGGCCACGACCCCGACTTTTCCGCGTCATTCCAACGAAAAGTCCTGGCCCAGCTTGTGGCCCAGTTTTGGGCCAAACTGGGCCAACCCCGACTTTTCCGCGTCATTCCAACGAAAAGTCCTGGCCCACTTTTGGGCCAAACTGGGCCAGAACTGGGCCAAACTGGGCCAAACTGGGCCACGTTTGGTAACGATTTGGTAACGGTCACGTCATCTGGCCCAGAAAACTGGGCCACTGGCCCACCTCTGGCCCAGGTTTGCGTTACAAACTGGGCCACGTTTGGTAACGATTTGGTAACGGTCACTGCCCGCTTTTCAGCTCAGAGCGAACATCCGAGGTCTGAAAAACTCCAACCCCTGCGAGGAGTCGGAGTCGAGGCGAGCATCTTGCAGATGATCTTGCATGCGACGGGATCCGGGTGGGACCCGGCGATGGTCTCGTCGACGATCTCGGTGAAGTCGTAGACCGGCATAGTGGTTCCTTTCTAGGGGGGTGGCGTTCTCACTACAAGATCTGTTAAAACTCAAGCACCTGAAGAAGGCGACCCCTGCGGGTCAGTCCTTCTTGTCACCAGGCGTACGAGGGCGTGGTGGCGAGGGTGGACTGCATGGCAGAGATCTCCTTCTCGAGAGTCTTGATAGTGGTCTGGAGCTCCAGACGGTACAGCGGGTTCCAGCGGCTGGCGACGCTCAGCTGCTTCTCGGCGTACTCCTTACGGTTGAGGAGGTCGCTGAGAGCGGCGAAGGCGTCACGGACGTTGGTGTTGATGTAGACGTTCATTGGAGGGTTCCTTTCGGATAGTAGTTGTTCTCACTACAAGGCCTGTTAAAATTGAGGTTTTTGTGACCTGAAAACCATACCCCCTGTGAAAGGGGTATGGCCGGGAGTCAGACCCCCGTCTTGACGGTCAGCATCCTCCTGGCGACGAACCAGGTCTTGGGGTACTTCGTGTCGAGGTAGTCGACGAACGCCCAGGTCTCGCCCTCACGAGACTCATCCCGCACGCCCCAGACCATCTCGCCCTCGAAGTCCTGCACGACGGGCTCGGGGGCGTTCCTCAGAACCATCTTCTCGAGCACAGCGAGGACGAACGAGCTGACCTCGCCCTTCCTCATGCGGATGGCGAGAGCGGCCCAGCGGTAGCAACCGGCGCTTCCGAGGCCCTCGAGGACCCTCTCCTCGAACCAGTGGTACCACTCCACCGGTCAGCCCTCCTTCTTCGAGAGGATGGGGTTGCCGAAGCAGTCGGCCGGGAGCAGCTTCTCCCCGACCCCGACGATCTCCTTCAGCCAGTACTTCTCGTCGTTCACCCAGCCGAGGCAGCAGATGCGGTCCTCCCCCTCTCGATCGAGGTACTCGATCACGAGGCTGTTGAGGACGCTGTGGCCGTTGACGAGGATCCCCTCCTTCTCGATCCGGACCTCGTGCCCGAACATGACGAGGGACTGGAGGTCGTCGACGTCGTCAGGGTTGTACACCCTGGCCACGACGATCTCGCGGGGGCCGTACTCCACAGCCCCCTCCTCAAGCCAGGCGCGCTGCGAGCAGCCCAGCTCCTTGACGACGCTCTCCGCGACGAAGATCTTGTCGCCCTCGAGGAGCCTGCCGCTGTCCGTACCGTCGAGGCTCTTGATCTCGAAGTGCCCGAGGAGTCCCCAGCGCCCGGCGACGTACGACCAGTCCTTGACCATCTTGGTGTAAGCGAGCTTGTTGAAGACCCTGACCATGTAGTCGGTCCCCATGTCGCGAGGCCAGTGGATGGTGATGCCTCGGACACTCTCGGTGATGACGCGCATTGTCTGTTCCTTTCTTATTGCGCTTGTCAGTTGTTGTGGATCGTCCCGAGGTGATTAATGACGTCACGCATCTCAGACCAGCTTCCCGCCGAGCTCCTCGGCGATGTCATCGGGGTCGACCGCTCCGTGCTCGGTGCGCAACCTTCCGGTGTCCACGTCCTCGACGACCCAGCTCCCCGAGACGTGGACCACGTCTCCCCCGTCGTGGACGAAGGTCTCCATCTCGTGGAGTTCGACCGGGTGCCCGCCCTCCGACAGGGCCCTCAGGTCCTTGAGGATCTCGGGGTCGTAGATGCGCGCCACGGTCCGCTTCCTCTCGTCGATCCTGGTGGTCAGGTTGAACTCCTTCGAGGTCGGCTTGCGCATCTTGACGGCCCACCCGTCCTCGACGAAGACGACGCACCCGGGGCGGGCCTCGATCGCCCCCTCCTCCGAGGCGAAGCGGATGCCGATCTCCTCCCTCTCGCCGTCCCAGTACAGCTCCCAGTACGGGACGAGGTCCTCCTCGAGCCTGTCGAGGATCCTGCACATGGAACTGGCGAGCGAGTAGTCCGGCCAGACGAGCTCGAGGATCTTGACGGTCTTGACGATGTTCTTCACGGTTCAGTGTTCCTTCCGGTTGGTGTTGGGCCCGAGCCCCTTCCAGAGCTTGAACGGCTCCTTCTGAATGGACTCGGGTTTCGGTGTTGTGGTGTAGGGGAGAGTACGCGGGGTGAGCACGTAGCCTCCCTCGATCCGCTCAAGGCTGACGCCGTTCTCTGCGAGGAACTGAACGACGCTTTCGTCGGGCATGGAACGACCGTCCTTGAGCATGACGGCCATCCCGGGGATCGTGATCCGCATGGTGTTATCCATGTCAGTACACGTCCTGGTAGTCGTCCCCGCCGTACTCCTTGACGAGCGCCTTGAGGCTCTGGTCCTTCGGCAGGGTCCTCCACTCGCCTTCGGCGTTCTTGACGTGGTAGACGCCAAGGGAGATCTCGCCCTTGGTCTTCCCGTCCCTATCGACGCTCCGGATCGTGTCGTCGCGCATGACCCTGATCGGGAAGTACTTCGAGTACTCGACGATGTCACGCCCCTTCGACAGGTCGAGCAGGAGGGCCACCGCCTCGATCCCGGGAATCAGTTCCCACAGGATCCCCTCGTCACTCTGCTTGCCGAGCCGGACGCCCGACGGGTTCTTCAGGGCCGTGGCGCACTTGGAGTCGATCTCGATGACCGCGCCGTGCACGAGCGGGACGTGGATGCCATCCGCCCCGGCCAGACTGATCACGCCGTTGTTCAGCTCGATCGAGGCGATGTTCTTCCCGACCGGCTGAATCTGGAGCCGGCGCAGACTCTTCGCCGCTTCCTCGTACTTCGCGTTGACGTCCAGCTTGACGCGGAACCGGTTCCTCCGCTTGTTGATGACGATCATCTCAGATCCTCCAGAGTCTGTCGCAGTGCCTGGTGAGCCAGGGGGTCGGGACGCGCCAGTCGATCTGGGCGCCCATGGCGCGCCTGAGGATCTCGAGCAGGTACTGGCTCGGGTCCAGCTCGAGAACCCTCCTGGCGAGGATCCTGCCCCTGATGGCCGTGATCCGATCGGTCCGGACCCACGTTCCGTCGTCGAGCGGGATCAGTCGGATCGGCCTGTCGTCCTCGTTCAGGATGAGGGTCTTCCGCTTGTCGTAGGACACGAGCGCCCAGCGCCCCTTCTTCGCGAGGGGAGGGACGATCTCCCCGCACCGGGGGTCGTCGCAACGGTGACCGTCGGGGTCCTCCGCGACGTAGTACAGGTCGTAGCGGTCCTCGCTCCTGACGACCATTCGAGTCGGAGTGTGCCCGTCATCGAACTCGTAGACGAGTCTGTCGATTCTCATTTGGTTGTTCCTTCCATTGATCTTTCGTAGACCTTCTCGTTGAAGGTCCCCTTGCGATCGAGCACGGCGAGCACCGCGTTGTCGATCGAGCTGGCCGTCAGAAGACGGTAGTAGTGGAGCTCGTCGAACGGGGTGTTCATCCGGTCGATCCGCCCCATCGCCTGCTCCTGCTGCCGCCACGAGTAGGGCAGCGAGTACAGCACCGCGATGTTGGTGCTGATGCAGTTCCAGGCGTCCGCGGCCTGGTACTGGACGAGGTAGACCCAGGGCTCCTCCTCGACGGGGACGGGGTCGTGACGGTGCCCGTTGCGCTCCCCGTGAGCCCGCCCCAGACGCTCGCAGACGCGTCGCAGGGCCTCGAGCTCGTAGTTGTACGAGTAGAACACCAGAGCCCGCGGATGCCCCCTCAGAATGCGTTCCACGGCCTCCTCCCGCGCCGGGTTCTCCAGCACGAGGCGCCTCTGTACCCGGCAGAGGTCACCGGCATCCGTCATCGGCCGGGACTCGAAAGGGTTCCATCGCGCCCTCGTCACCTCGGCGTACCTCTGCGAGTCGTACGACACCAGCTCGTCGTGGATGATCCGGGTCGTGTCAAGCGGGCTCGCGAGGTGCACGCAGATCGCCTTCTGGCACCTCTCGAGGCGGTCCTCCTCGATGTAGCGCTTGATCCGGGGGTACCTCGTGTGAGGGTCCCAGATCACGTGCCGGTCCGTGAACTGCGTCCGGGTCCTGTAGAACCCGTTCGCGATGAACAGGGGGAGCCAGTCGATCCAGACGTCCCCCGGCGTGGCGGAGAGCAGGACCCAGTCGTTCCTCTTGGCGATCTTCAGGAACGACTTCACCCACTTCCCGGACCCCGAGACCCGCTGCTCGTCGAAGATGACGAAGCAGCCCTCGAGGCGCTCGAAGTCCTTGATCTTGTTCCAGGAGATCACCCTTTCGGGGGGCAGGTACTGGCCCATCTTGGCCATGTCCGCCCCCCATTCCATCGCGTCCCGCTTGGCCGGCGTCGTGACGACGTACAGGTACTGGCTCGGGTGGACCTTCAGCCAGTAGGCCAGCGCCGTCATGGTCTTCCCGGCCCCGGTCCGGCCCAGGAGGACGCAGCCGTCGTGCATACGATCGACCGCGTCCCTCTGGGCCGGACGGAGCTTGCTCATGGCGTACTTGTACAAGACTAGCCCTCGTGCAGCTGCGAGAGCTCGTACCGCCACGGATGGGTCTCGAAGACGATCCCCTCGCGCTTCCCATCCGGCAGGTACTCGCCCACCATCCGGATGTAGTCGCCGATGGTCTGGATCTCGAGGCCGTCATAGGACACCGAGTAGAACGCCGGCTCGTTCGAGGGTGCCTTCGGCAAGGCCTCATGGTCTACGCAGTACTCGCGGAGGAACTCCTCCACGATCGTCCTCGGGGCGTTGGTCGACACCCCGGCTCTGATGAGTCTCCTGTTCATCTCTCCTCCTCTACACCATCCCGGGAATCGAGACGATGTACTTGCGCATCAGGTCGTTGACGTAGACGGTCTTGCCGTACACCGAGACCCAGGGGCCGGAGACCTTCCCGCCCTTGCGGGGCGTGAGGATGTGCCCCGACTTGGCGTGGGACCGGACCCTCCCCTGGTTCGAGACCGAGACCCTCTCCTCCGGGCACTCGACCCAGATCTCGATGTCGCCCTGGCGGATGTAGTCCTTGCGGCGATACCGGTTGACGGGCCGCTCGATCAGGTCGTCGTCATCGACCCGCTTGTGCTGGAAGACCGTCGAGAACGTCCCCCTGAGGGTGTCCCAGACGACCCTCTCATCGGCCTTCCAGGTCCGGGTCTTGACGGGCATGTAGACCTCGACCCCTCCCGGCCAGGCGAACCAGTCGTCCGGGGAGAAGCCGTGGTCCGAGAAGAACGCCTCCAGCTCGCTGGCGGGGGCGTTCGCGGCGATCGAGTCGTAGCACTCGACGAGGCTGTCGGGGTCGATGATCACAGCTTCTCCCTCGTCTTGAGCTTGGACAGGTCGAGACACGCCCGGAACTGGTGCAGTCCCTTCATGGGGGAGAAGTGCGCCAGGTTCTCGTCGAGTAGCAGGTCGATCAGCAGCTTGAGCCTCTCGATGCGGAACAGGCCGTGAACCGCGTCGTACGCGAGGCACTTGTCGGCCGTGACCGTCTCCCGTCCCCTGTCGGCCGTGACCGTCTCCCGTCCCCTGTCGCTGACCAGGGCGATCCTGTCGGTCCCCCGGATGTTCCACTCGACCCTCCACCCGTCGGGCAGATAGTCCTCGAGGAACTTGTTGATGGACTCGTCCGGGGCGTCCCCGGTGACGACGATATACTGTGGTGCGCACATGTCAGTTCACTCCCGTGTGCTTGCGCTCGAAGCCGAGTTCGGCTCCTCCGAACATCTGCCGGAACGAGATCCCGTTCCGGATGAGGGATCCCCTGAAGGCCCTCCACGCGGTGGTGATCATGGGCTTCTGGACCCCGCGCTCCTCCGTCCAGACGAGCCAGTAGTACCTCGGGTACTCCTCGCCGTCCGGCATCCTGACGAGGGGGCGCTTGGCCCCGCTCTTGTCCTCTCGGCTGAACAGGCGCACCCGGGCCTCCGGGTGCCGCGTCGTCCACTGGTTGACGGCGATCTTGCAGTCGATCGGGGCCGCGTACACGACGACCCGCCTGTCGGTCGCCCAGTACGAGACGATCCGGCCGTCGTGCTCCTTCCTGGCGGCGTACCCCCTGAGCGCCGCGTGCGCCTCGATGAAGGGGGCCTCGTGCTCCCGCGCCACGATGACCTTCCCGCCGCGCCTCCAGACGAGAGCGTCGCCCCAGACGGCGACCCTGATCCCCCTGATGTAGAGGGTCGTCTGGCGGTCCGAGTTGAAGCCGAAGTCGTAGTCGGTCTCTCCGTGCCTCTCGAGGAAGTCCTCGATGGCGGAGACCGGCGCGCACATCCAGCACAGCTCGATCTCGGGCCCGGTCTCCTCAGTGGTCGCGGTCACCGTACGCCTCCTCGGAGATGAGGAAGAAGCCGCGCGGGTGCTCCCCGTCGTTGTCGAAGCACGCGACGCTGCTCCCCGTGTAGGTCGCGTACCGCCGGACGGCGTTCTGGAACCGGACGATGGTCCACTCCCCGTCGTACTCGACGGTCTGAACGCAGGGCTCCGCGGTGATCGCGAGGTCGTGCGCCGGGTAGCAGCGCCACTTCTTGACGCGGATCTCGATCGGGTCGTGCCCCTGGGGACGCCTCTCTCCCCGCGTCGGGACGACCCTCCCGCGAGACGTGCAGGTCACGATCTCGCCGACGCGGTACTCCCGCATCCCGATCACGAGGGTGTCGTTGGGCTCCCGCGTCACGCCCTCCCGGACGAAGCGGGAGATGGTGCGGTAGCTCTTCTCCGTGCCGCTCCACAGCAGCTCGAAGAGGACGAAGATCTGCTCGGTCATGACTGTTCCTTTCTGAAACCGAGTCTGGGATTGCTGGTGACGCCCCTGAGGGCGTTGGACACGGTGGCTCTGGAGACTCCGAACTCCTCGGCCGCCGTCTTCGCGTTCGGGAATACGGCTCCCGATTCCGTGTGAACGACCCGCCCCCTGTAGGGGGAGGACCTGAAGCGGGGGGTGCTGTCGAACATCGGCTCCCAATCCCTGGGAAGCTCGATCTCGAAGCAGCGCGAGACGAGGCGCCTCACGCTGTGCCAGCGCCCCCCGCACAGGACGTACCAGTCCTCTCCGATGGTGCCCCGCAGGCGCATCGGCTTGAGGAACTTGTGGGCGTTCAGCGAGTAGACACGGCCGTAGGAGGAGACCTCCATCGGCCACCCCTCGATGGACGCCCAGTTCTCGTCGAGGAAGTCAGACGCCATACTTGAGCATCAGGCGATCGGGGTTGATGACGACGTACATCGACTCGATGTAGGCCGTGACGAAGGTCCTGTAGTGGTAGGGGCGGAACGTCACGTCCACGTACGAGACCGTGAGCCGATCGAGCTCGCCGATGTCTTCGGCCTTGAGCTTGCGATGGGCCCACTCCGTGGGGGGCTTCTCGGGGTCGGCGACGAGGAGAATGACCTTCGGGTCGGCGTACCCACCGTAAGAGGCCTTGACGCCGAGGACGTAGAGGCCGCGGTCGTCCTCGAACTCGTCCTTGGGCGGGAGGTTCCGGATCCGGAACCCCATCTTCTCGAGCGCCGGGACGAATCGGGGGTCGATCTCGATACTGGCGTTGGGCTTGGGGGTCTGGTTGAACTTTTCGGGCGCCCCGGAGAAGTTGGGCCAGAGGAATCGCGTCTCGAAGATCGTGACCTTCGACTGGTCATCTGCGATCTGCATGTCCATCAGATGCCTCCGTTCGAGAAGAAGATGAAGAATGCCACGACGGTGAGGATACTCGCCACGGCGTTGAACAGATAGCCCCCGCAGAAGAGGCCCGTCGCGGTGTTGCCGTACTTGTGGGCGTTCTTCTTGTCGAGGACGAACGCCACGGTCATCATGAGCGTCCCGACGAGGTAGAGGGACAGGCAGGACCCGGCGAATGGGATGAGGTAGTAGGGCATCGGTGTTCCTTTCAGACGATGAGGATATAGATGTTGAGCATGAACCCGACGAAGGCGAGGGCCTCGAGCCATTCTGCCGCCCTGTCGAACCGATTCTCCACGAGGAGGCTCAGCACGAGCAGGATCGCCGGGGTCATGAAGATGAGGAAAGGGCCGATCAAGGCTCCTCCTGAAGTCTCCAGCCCGTGCGGACTGGAGGGTCGAGGTCAGTTGGTGGAGAGGTAGCGAGCGGCGTTCCTCGCGTTCCTCCTCTCGATGCGTCGAGCAGTCCACCGGAACGGGGCGGACTTGCCGAGCGTGATGGCGCACAGGCAGATCGTTCCCATCGTGATGATGACGAACTTGACGATGTTGAAGAGGATGTTCACGACGAACATATCGGTTCCTTTCGTAGGATTGACGTTCTCACTATGCGCCTTGTGAAATATGCGCCGCTGCGAAAGGCTCCAGCCCGTGCGGACTGGAGGGCGAGACGATCAGTCGTCGAGTTTGGACAGGCGCTTCACAACGCCCCTCCCGAGGTCGACTGCCAGATGCACGACGTCGACGACGATCACGCGGATCGTGTCGTACCACTCGGCGAGGGCCGCGCCGATGCCCGAGTCGTCCTTCCTCACCGCGAAGAGGGCGGAGAGAAGAGAGCGGACGAGCTCGAGCACCAGCGCGATAGCCACGCCGAGCAGGACGATCGCGATCACGACGATCGCAGTCACGGCGATGATGCACAGGCAGAGCCCCCAGGAGAGGGCGGTAGCGAGGACTTGCATTGTCTTTCTTTCGTTTGGATTGACGTTCTCACTATGGCGCCTGTGAATATCCCGAAGGCTCCAGTCCGTGTGGACTGGAGGGTCGAGGGTCAGCCGTGGATGGAGAGATAGACGTTCTCGATCGCGATCCTCATCAAGTTGGTCGGCGTTCCGATGATGACACCGGAAATGGCGCTGAGTCGATTGTTGGCGATCACCCACTTATCACCGCCTCCCTCGCTGATTCCCTCCTCGAGCGCATAGGCGCAGAGGAAGAATCCGGCGATGGGGGCAGCAGCAACAAGGAAGATGACGTTGACCAGCATGACGATCGGCGCCATCACGGTGACGGTGATAGCGACGGCGGTCCATGCGAGGATGGTGCGGATGAGAGTCATTGGAGTTCCTTTCGTAGAGCTGGTTCTCTCACTACAAGCCCTGTGAATATATCACTCGAGAAGTGTCTCCATCGAGACGTACTTCTCGATCGTTCTGACGGCCTCGGCGGCCTTGGCGGAGGCGTACGTGTCGTCGACGCGATCCGTGCCGTACGACTGCGCGTCCTCCTCCAGCAGCCATCGGTACCCCTTGCTCGAGGGGGCGCTGTAGTACTTGCCGTCCCGGAGCACCTCGAGGATGCCTCCCGGAACGCAGTCCTTCACCGGGACGAAGGACCCGATGCGCCCCACGAAAGCGCGCTGAGGGTTCTCCTCCGTCCCGTAATTGAGATAGAGCGCTCCCTTGTGCACCTGCCGGGTCTCGGTGTAGTCCGCCATGGTGTAGTGCGGATCGGTGTCCGGACCGAACAGGGACTTGAAGACGAACGGGTGCTGGAACTGCGCTCCTGTCGCGTGCCATCCCTTCTCGTCGTGCGCCACGTACACCGCGTCGTTCACGAGGACCATCTTGTCGTAGGTGGCCTCGTGCTCGAAGGTGTACCCGTACTTCTTCCCGAACTCCATGACGTCCCGGATGATCTCGGGAGTCGCGTTCGGGATCTTGACCGAGTCGGTCTTGATGTGGGCGACCGTGAACCCCTTCTCCTGCACGAAGTTCTTGAGGTCCACCATGAACAGGGCCCCGCGCTTCGCGACGATGTTGTCGGGGTTGTTCATCGGGTCCATGCCGTTCGCCCTGGTGGGGAACCGCGCCGCCGTGAGGCCGTACACGCTGTTGATGGCGATCTTCAGCGCGAATGCCAGAGCCTGATCATCGTCGCCGGTCAGACCGTTCACGGCCTCGCCGAGGTACTTCTTGGCGGCCTCATAGTCATGGTGCTTGACCGCCATCCGCCCCTCTACGAGGTTCTCGAACCGTTTCGTGTACTCATCGCCGAAGCACTTCAGTGCGATCAGCGAGTGAGGGTGCATCGCTCCGACGTCCAGAAGTGCGACATTCACGTAATATCCCGGCTCGGCGTATACCCATCCGCCTTCGCCGACCTTCTCGCCTCGGTACATGCTCTTGCCGTTCTCATAGGTGTATCCCGGGAACGTCTTCCGCAGATCCGTGTGGATGAACGGAGGCTTGCGCTCGTCCCCGAATATGATCTGACAGGTCAACTGGTTGGTCGACGTGTTGACGTTCAGCCCCGCGAGCTCAGCAAGAACCTTCCGCGCCTCCCAGTCCGACGAGTTCTCGTGGAACACGCGTCTGGTGGCGCGGACGTCGTTCTTGCAGTACTCGATGATGCGCGGAATGTCGTCCCTCGAGACCTCCTGGTCCCACGGGATGTCCATCTCCACGTGCGGAAGACCGAGGTCGATCTCCCACTTCTTCAAGGACTGCTTCTTGGCGCAGAAGTCGTACACATCGGTATACGACGCGTCATAGGCGTCTCTGAAGAACGCGCCGCGGTCGCCGTTGACGATCCGCTGCGACAGGTTGTAAAGGCGCTCGTTGTCGTACCCCATCCAGCGGGCGTACAGAATATGGTTGTCGTAGCGCTTGTTGTTGAACCCGACGAGCCGCATCTCGAACAGGGGCTCGATCTCCTCGGGCTTCGGATCGACCATGGCGACGACTTCCGCGTCGTCATCGTCTCTCATCCAGCACACGAGGAACAGATTCCGATACACCTCCACGTCGTAGAAGACGAGGGATCCCTCCCCGTCCTCCTTCCCGACCGGGGGCTCCGCCTCTTGGGAGGACTTGAGCCGGAGCTGAGTGTACGTCTTGAAGCACGCGTCCTTCTGGTGCGTGCTGCCCATGGCGAAGGCGAGGATCGCCCCGCGCATGTTCTCTACGTCGTACTCCATGCCCGACTCGTAGGCGTCGTCGAGGATCTTCTTGATGAAGTCCATGCTCGGCTTCGTGCCGGGATGGATCTCCTTCCGAAGATTGCGCTCGATCAGCTCCCTCAGGGCCTTCTCGCTGCCCATCTGCTTTTTGCTGAGAATATCGCGTTCCTTTCTCTTGCGGGGCAGCCCCTCCGAGATGGTGGTGACGGACAGCCCGTTGGACAGCGTCCCCATCCTCCTCAGTGAGGCCCTCCCCCTGAAGACCTTGACCTCGACCCCGGGCGAGATCTCGTTCGCCAGCTCCGATACGTCACCCGCGTACTGGTAGTGCAGGTGTATCCCGGCCCTGGACTTGCTGACCTCGGCATAGGTCTCGGGGAGGCCCAGCTCCCGCGCCGCATCGCGATTCGCCTCGAAGGACTTCTCGCCGTCTTCCCCGCGGATGTCGAGGTCGATGACGATCATGTCCTCCGGAGGTCGCACGTAGTGCAGGCGGCTCGTGTCGAGGTCGTTCAGAACCGTTGAGACGTCGTCCCACGCCCGGAGGGGCGCCCCCGTGTCGGATGCGTACTGAGCCGGCCTGTCGCTCAGAATATCATCCAGCACGGGGGTCCCCTCGGACATCTCGAGCCAGTCGGACGAGACGTACCGGCGGCGGACGTCTCCGCCATCCAGTCTGTCCAGCCTCAGACCCTCGAACCAGTTCCGCTTGCGCCCGTCATCCGTTCGGACGCGGTCGTGGTAGGCCTCGAAGTAGTTCGCCAGCTCGTCCCGGAAACGATACCTGGTCATCTTCAGATCGAGGCCCGACTCGGCCAGATACGCCTTGTACATGACGTAGGCCTGTTGCAGGGTCACCCCCTGGACGAGGGTCTCCTGGCTGTCGACGACGAAGTTGTAGAAGAGGTCGGTCCTCCTCATCATCGCCGTCGGTCGGTAGGCGTCGAAGTAGTGGAAGCCCCGCTCCCTGTACTGCTCAAGGCAGTAGTGGGCGATGGCCCCCAGCTCGTTCGGAATATCCCGCATGATGCGGTTGTACGAGGCGGGATCGAGCCTCCGTCCGGACGGAGTGACGTCGATCAGCCTGCGTATGATGCCCGACTTGGCGTCCGTGATCTTGACGGGGCGGTTGGTCCCCATCCAGAGCATGGCGTTCAGAGCCGTCGTGTAGGTGGCCTTGAACTTCTCGTTCATCGTCATGTCCTCGTGGGAGACGATGGAGTTGATGCGGGCGTTGTCCTCGATGCGGGACAGGTCCCCGTCGTGCTGGATGGCGACGAGGGGGTTGTCCTTGAACACCTCCATGGCGAAGGTTGCGGACGGGGACGCCAGGGCCCTGGCGTCGAACGAGGAAGTGTAGCCCTCGAACAGCTGCGAGATCACGTTGAGGATCGTGCTCTTGCCGCTCCCGGCCTCGCCGTAGAGGACTATGAACTTCTGAATATAGCGCGAGTCGCCGGCGACGATGGATCCGATCGCCCACTCGATCTTCTCGCGCTCATCCGGGTCGTACAGCGTAGAGATGAGCTCCTCGTACGCCGAAATATCCCCTTCCTCGAGGGCGTACGGCAGCCGACGGCTCGCGTACTGCTCCTTGCGCACAGGAGTGTTGGCGAACGTCAGTCGCGTGTCGAGGTCGTGGGAGTTGTCGCTCAGGCTGCGGATGTAGGTCTGGCACTGCGTCCACATGCCGGACGAGAAGTCGCGGAGGTACTTCACACGGAAGTCCCCGTCCCCCCTCGTCCGGCGGTACTCGTCCAGGGCCCTGTCGACCAGGCGCTGGACGTCGTACTCGTCAGTGGACCACAGACCGCGCTCCTCGTCCCACACCGCGTAGAAGTCCCTGCCCCTGACCATCAGGTCGTACGAGCGCAGGACCTTCCAGTCGGGTCGTATCTCGATCGCTCCGCCCTTCGCCGCCCGTTCGGCGAAGGTGAAGAAATCGAGAGCAGTCACTCGTCCTCGAACCCGTAGGTGTCGCCCTGGTCGAAGTAGATCGACACGCGGATCTCCTCGGGCTCCGTCTCGCGGGTGGAGCCTCGCGGGTAGACGTTGATGCGGGCCGTCGTCGGGTAGTCGAGACCCATGACCTCCATGTACAGGAGGTCGGCCAGTTCCCGCATGGTGCCGTTCGCGATCATGTGCCCGTTGTACAGGGCGCCGTTCGCGCTGTTGTACTTCAGCTCGTGGTCGTCCTGGTCGTAGTCGTCGAAGTCGACCCACTCGTACGAGGGCGTCTCCTCCTTCGACGGGATCCTCGTCAGGGGCTCCTGGGCCTGGACGATCTCCCCGTACTTCTTGGCGAGATCGGTGTACTTGTCGACCATCTCGTCGTGCTCCTTCTTGATGGCGTTGCGCTCGAGGCGGAGCTTGAGAATATCCTCACTCTGCTCGTCGAAGCGCTTGTCCTCGAAACTCCTCGTGCTCGCCTTCCAAGCCTCGGCCAGCGCGATCATGCCGATGGCCTTGATCAGCGCCGGGGCGAGGAACTTCGCGAAGGCGATCGTCTGCTGCGACAGCCCGAACATCAGGCCACCAGGTTGTGGGGCGCCTTCAGATCGAGGTGCCAGATGGTCTGGATCTTCTCCAGCTCCGCCTCGGAGTCGCCGTCCGCGAAGCCCGTCTGGTCCTCCAGGGCGTCGAACAGGATGACCGCGTCCGGGTCGGCCTTCCGGCTCCAGCCCATGACTCCGCCCAGACGGGTCTGAGGCATGCCCAGGGCCTTGTAGACCTCGTTGAGGAACAGGAAGCCCTGCCACCGGAGCTTGTCGTTCACGTGGCGCTCGATGGAGTCGAGGAAGTTGCGCGAGACGATGGGCGCCGGGTCCCAGTTCTTGTTCTCGGGGCCGAAGACCCGGTTTCGGAAGTCCTCGGAGGGCAGGAGGTGCCCCTTCTGCGGAGTGCGGACGACCTCGGTCTTGCCGTCGACGGTCTCAGTGCGGGGCTCGGGGACCTCGTCGTTCAACTCGGCCAGGAGATCCTTCTTGTCCGCCTCGGCGAGGGCCAGGGCGGCGCCCAGACCGGCAAGGCGGTTCAGCTGCATGGCGTGACCGGCCGCGATACACGCGATGCCGGCGACGGTCAGCCCGACGACGGGCGCGTACCGCTTGGCGGTCCTGACGAGGAACTTCTTCTGGGCGGCGGTCAGATCCGCCTTCTTGGTCTCCTCGTCCTTCTCCTCGTCCGCCTCGATGATGGCCGCCTCAGTGATGTAGGGGACCAGGTCCTCGTCGAGGTAGGTGAAGGACTTCTTGACGGCGACACCGGTCGCGGCCACCAGCATGGTGGTCCCTCCGGCGACGAGCAGGGTCGGGGCGTGCTTGATCAGAGCGAGCTTGACGGCTCCGAGGACGCCGCCGAGAGCGGGCATGGGCAGCATGATGCTGTTCCTTTCTTGTTGGAATATGGGTTATCGGGTCGGCTTGTAGGAGGGCGCGGGGAGGTCGAAGCCGTATCCCCCGCGCCGCATCTGGACTCGTCCGAGGTTCACCTTGTCGGCGGTCCACGTCCAGGACTCGTCCACGTGAGTGGTGCTCATACCGGCGAGGCTGAACAGGTCGCCCACGGAGGCGGTCCCGTAGCGCTCGGCCATCTCGAGCAGGGCCTGGAGGGTGTCCTCCGCCTCCCGTCTCGAGGGCACCACCAGATCGGAATACGACGGCGGTCGCCTGGACCACTCGTCATCGCGGGGCGTGGGTGCTCCCGCGCTGTAGTTCGTGCGGGACGTCCACCCCGCGGGCCGATTCTGCCTCGAGGGGGAGGCGTACCCCGTATAGGAGCGGTAGGGCTTGGGAGCGGAGTCCCCGTACAGGGCCCTCTCGATCCCGCCCACGACCACGGACTGGATCATCTCCCGGATGTTCGGGAGGATCAGCTCGTGCAGGACGTAGTTCCCGACGCCGCTGACGGAGTCGGCGAAGATGGATCGGGCGACCGTCGCGCCGATCGACTTGGAGACCCTGCCCTTCGTGACGGGCTTGATCTCCGGCTTGCTCTGCCCGGCTCCGGCGAGGGCCTTCTGGATCTCGTCCTCCGGGCCGGGACGGATCGGCGCGACGTCGCTCATCTCAGGCGTCCTTCTTCGCCTTCTCGAGCTCCTTCTCGACGTCGATGCCGGGAGGAGTGATGCCCTTGAAGAATCGGATCGACTCCTCCTCCGAGGAGGTCAGCTTGTCCATCAGGGCGTCCATGAACGGCGAGCCGAGGAAGTCCTCGACCAGCCTCGGGTTCTTGCGGAGCCCGGTGCGAGCGGCGTTGGGGACGCCGTACGCGGCCTTGATCAGGTCGCGGAGGGTCATGTACAGTTCGATCTGCGTCATCCCGCTCTTGGCGGCCATGAGACGGGCGATGGGGTTCCCGGACGCGTCGGAGGCGAGCATGGCCACCATCTCGTCGCGGGTGAGGTTGAAGTAGCAGTCCTGTTCGACGGTCTGGCCCTCGTCGAACATGGACTGGACGGCGAAATGGTACTTGATCATGACTGGTTGTCCTTTCTAGTTGGAAATATCACGCGGTGACGTCGACGTAGGGGCTCAGGGCCCGGACGGTCGCGTCGTGGATGTAGGGGGCGGTGATGAAGCTGACGGCGAACGTGCCGACCGCCGTGCAGACGGCGCCGACGGGCGTCCGGGGCCGGATGGCGCCTCCGATGGCCGCGCAGATGGCGCAGCTGACAACGGCCTCGACTCCGAGACACAGGATCTTGCCCATGGTGGTGTTCCTTCCTTGTAGATGCGGGCTGAAACCCCCGCCCCTTGTGGACGGGGGCGAGGTTCACTCCTCCTCGTCGAGGATGTCCTCGGCGTCGGACTCGATGATGTCATCGGTCTCGTCGCTGGAGTCGTTGTTTCCGAGCGACATCAGCGCACCGATCGCGAGCAGAGTGCCGCAGGCGGCCACGGCGTACGTGGCCCCCTTCGCGGCCTCCGCCGCGCAAGCGGCGCGGAGAGGGTGCTTGGTAGCGTACTCCTGGCGACGGGCCTTGATACGGGCCCGGATGGAGGGCTTCTTGTCAGAGGAGGGAGGGGTAGCCTCGCCGTTGTCGGCGGGGACGGGGGTGAGGTCCTGGTTGGTGCTCATGGTGGTATTCCTTTCTATTGAGCGGACAGGTTCTCACTATGGCGCCTGCAAAATGTGAGTGTCAGCCGATCTTGTGCCAGCCCGAAGCCGGCGGGTCGACGAAGCCCAGGACGGCGCAGGGCTTGCCCTCGTGGTCGAACCCGGCCGTGACGTCGATCTCGATGAGGGGGCCTAGGATCCCCCAGCCGAGCAGTTCACCGGCGTCGGTGGGCGTGAGATCCAGCTTGCCGAGGAACTCGTTCAGTGAGACGGAGTCGCCGTGCGTGATCTCGTGGTTGCACTCGTTGACCACGTTCTCGACGTGTGAACGAGAAGCTCGGAAATATCTCCCGGTGAAGGACTCGTACCACGGGATCTCCCGCTCGGAGTGGTACGGGGGGACCGGGTGCTCCCGCGTCGCCCTCTCGGTGCGTCGCTCCTGGATCTTCCCCTCGACCTCCTTGCGGGTCTCGTCGGGCAGGGACTCGACCGCCTTGCGAATATCCCCCAGCTCGGTCTTGGCGGCGCCGAGGGCGAGGGAGGCGGCGGCGAGACGACTCGCGCTGATGCGATTCGCCGCGATGATGCACCCGATGGTGAACGCCCCGCACGCGACGGGACGGATGTAGCACTTCCACCTGGCCTTGACGAGGTTGACGAGGTCCTCCCGGCGGGTGTCGCCGCGCTGGTAGCGGATCTCCTGCGCCTTGACGTTGGCGCGAGCCGACTCGACGGCCGTGGCTCCGACGCCGGCCACTGCGAGACCCGTGAGGATCCCGACGGAGTGCCTGGCGACGAAACCCGCGATCGGTGCGATTCCGATCATGGTCGTTCCTTTCTGAAAGACGATGAGACGCGTGGATACACATTCTCACTATGGGACCTGTGAAAATATCACGCCGTGTGAACCCCGACCCCTGCGATCCTTGAGGGACCGAGGGGTCGGGGCGAGTGATGGTCACGGGATGAATCGGCAGGCCATCGGGAGGGCCTTACTGGCGATCACGGCGATGCGCTCGGCGAAGACGATGAGTCCCACCGACCCGACTTGGGCCGCAGCACTGATGACCGTCGGGGCGATCGGCGGCTTCTCAGCAACCTTTCGCGAGGAGGCGTGGTCAAGGGTCTTGATCTCCTGATCGGAGATCTTGACCCAGCGATCGGTATCCTCGTTCTGGAGGGTGCTGGAGAGCCGCTCGAGGTCCATGACGGCCTTGAGCGTTGCGGCGTAGTCGGCATCGGACGGTGTCATCGTCGCAAGGTGCTCGCGCGCGAACGCGGCGAGGTCCTCCACGGATGGGATGTCGGTGTCAGACATAGTGTTCCTTTCTACTCACTACGTGACCTGTGAATATCCCTCAGGAAGGGTCAGCTGTGAACCACCTTCAGGTTCACGACGCCGGACAGCGCTTCCGGCTTCTCGCCCAGAACCGCGTACACGACGCCGCCGTCCTCGCCCTTCTTGACGTGGAGCTCACCGTCGCCGGTGGTGGCGTACTTCGCGCTCGAGAGCTGGAGAAGGGTGCCCACGAAAGTCGTCAGGGCGGTGATGGTACCGACGACCGCTTCGACGTGGGGGAGGCCCCAGATGGCGGCGAGCGCGACGTACAGGGTGGCCAGTGCCGGGGCCAGGACCTGCACGACCCACTTCAGGGTGTTGTACGCCTTGTTATCGAGGTTCATGATATCGTTTATCCTCTCTGGTGCTGCGGATCGGGAGTTGATCCACCTCGTTGATGACGCGCTCGGCGATCCCATTGCCCCCGAGCTCGGTGTACGGCTTGACAAGGTACGTCGTCCAGTCCTCGTACTCGTCCCAGCTGATCCAGCCGCGATGAATATAGCCCCGTCCGACGTGGATGATGCGATCGTGGGCGAGTCCTCGTATCACATGGTCGACGGCCTGGCGGTTTTCCGCCCGCCTCGACATGAATGACCAGAATCCAGACGACGCGAGAGCCGACCCGAATATGGTCAGGAACAGCTCCAGCGCGTGCATCTCACCCCATCACCGCCGCGATGGGATAGCACGCCGCCCTGGTGGTGACGGGGACGGCCGTGACGGCACCGGTGATGCCGATGACCGCCGCCTGGTTCTTGCTGTACACGTAGTTGAGCCAGTGGCTGACCGTGGTGTTGCGCCAGTCCGGCTTGGCGAGGAACAGCGGCAGGATCATCGTGTCGTTGAAGTAGTTGATCGTGTAGCTGCCGTCCCTGACCATGGCGCCGACGCCGGCGGTCGTGATCATGCCCGGCTGCATCAGCGAGACCTTGACGTTGAGTCCCGTGACCTCGCTGGGGAGGGTCTTGTTGTCGAACTGGGTCGCGTAGTTGTGCGCCCGCGTCATGATCTTGTCCGATCCGAACACGTTGGCGAACCTGTTCAGCGCGACGATGTTCAGGGTGTTCGAAACCATGTACGTCGAGGGCACGCTCGTCATGTCACCCGTGTGGAACTGAACCGAGTCGAACAGCTCCCGCGCCATCACCACGATGTGGTTGTTCTCCACGCCCGGCTGCCCGAGCCAGTAGTTGAACCCCGCGATGATGTAACGGACGTTGTTCCGCAGCCAGTAGTCCCCCAGCCAGAGGTCGGTGAATCGCCCGCTCTTGATGGCCTGCTGCTGAGCGTTCGTCATGCGGTCGCCCAGGAGCTTCCCCCTGAAGATCTGGTTGTGGATCGCCGGCTGTTGCGCGAACGACTCGAAGCCCAGCTGGTTGGTCGGCACCAGGGCGGTGTCGAGGTCCCGAGTCAGGCAGGGAAAGGAGACGGCCTCGTCCGAGGACACGGTGCGCATCTTCGTGACGTCCCAGTTCTTCTTGATCTGGTTGATGTCGGTCTCGATGGCGGCCAGCTTGACGTTCGCGTCGGGCGGGCTGAGCGCCGCGTCCTTGACGGTATTGAACCAGCTCTCCCACGAGGCCCGCGCGTCGGACAGGATCTTGCCGACGTCGATGCTGGCGTCCGGGGCGACGACCCAGGGGCACTGGGAGCCGCCCCGGTTGTCCGTGATCATCGTCGCGTCGATGGTCGTGGCGTTGGCGTTGACCCGGATGGTCGCGACGACGTACTGGTGCAGCATGTCGGTCTGGATTCCCTCCGGGACGGACGGGGCCGCTGAAGGGGTTCCGGTGAGGACCCTCAGGCGGACGGACCGGACCTCCGGGGACTCGTTCACCTCGATGCAGACCGCGTCGATCCTGGCGTAGGTGTTGTGCGCCGCCGCCAGGGCGAGGTAGATCGTCTCGTCGCACTCGAACCAGCGGTGGTTGAACCAGCACCTGCCGGGCGCGATCCTCACCGCGAGCCCGTTGTACGGCGAGACCTTGAACGCCTCGAGATAGTTCGCGAATATCCCATCCGCGATGATGCCGTCGAACATCCTGCCCATGTCTAGGGCGGAATATCGTCGGTCTCCGTTGTCGGAGTCGAAGAACCCGTATCGCTGAGTCAAAGCATCTCCTTACATCTTGATCCCGGGAGTCTTCTTGACCCCGTTCTGGTCGAAGGTCCAGGTGAACTCCGAGATCATGGCCTCGAACTCGGTCTGGAGCCCGAACCACGCGGATCGGACCTTGCCGGAGCCGAGGTAGGGCGTCCATCGGAACAGCGTTCCGAGCTGATAGTCCCGCCCGTATACCAGATCGTTCGAGAAGGTCGCGGGAGTGGTCGCGACGGTCTGGATCCGGGACTGCGACTGAATGATCTTCTTGGCCTGGCCGTCGTCGTTCGGGGTGCCCATCTGGGTCCACGCGTTCTCCAGATACGAGAGCGTGGCCATGGCCTCCTTGTACTGCATGCCGTCCAGGTTGTACTTCAGGTACTTCTCGACCCTGTTCCAGGACGCGACGTTGTCCGCATTGTACGTGGGCGACCTGTAGATGCGCGTCCCGACGACGTTGAACTCGTCGTACACGGGGGATCCCGGGGACTTGCGCTCCTCGATCTTGGGGATCTCGACGAGGGCCGCGTTGGCGTACTCGGTAGTGCTGATCCCGAACTCCAGGGACTCGATGTAGTCCGTGAAGTCTGGAAGCGGGTCCGAGACCTCGGTCGGGATGATCCGCATCTGCCAGGCGCGGCGCTGCTGACCGATCACGACGAAGTCGAAGCCGTGGCGGTAGCGGAACGGCGTGTTCCGGTTGCACGAGGCAAGGACGGCGTCCAGGACCGTGTCCCCGACGTTGAAGTCGAGCTTGAACACCGACAGCCACGGCTCCTTGACGCGAGGATCCTGCCAGATGCTGAGATAAGGATTCGGGTACCGGTCGATCATCTCGTACTTGAGCAGATCCATAAGGGTCTTGTGGAGCGCCGGATTCGGATTCGTCTCGTAGTACGGCCAGGCCATGGGACCGAGGCTGATCCTTCTGAACGAGAGCATGTTCTCGATGCCCTTGTAGTTCAGGATGACGCGCGGCTCCTCGCCCTTGACCACGATTCTGCTCGAGACGAGGTTCATGACGTGGTTGGACTCGGAGAAGTGGAGGTAGTGTCCGTTCGGGTAGTTCCGGGCGTCCAGCGCCAGCGGATAGTACCCGATCGGGAGCTCGAGGGTGGCCTCGCCCACGTCCCCGAAGCGCTCCGTCCACACGGCGGAGTAGAAGTCGTCCACGATCACCATGTCGTTCGAGTGATCGCCGAACTGGTTCCACCTGTAGGCGGACTCGATCGTGAATATCACTTCATACTCCCAGATACTTCTTGGTGTACTTGACGGTCGCGATGTAGCGGCCGCGAGACGCCGTGAATATGGTGAGCGAGTTCTCCCCCGGGTACAGGATCGGCCAGTTCCCCTGCTCCCAGGTGGTCCAGGCGAGATCGACCGTGCTGTCCTTGTTGGGAGAGGTGTACTTGACGGAGCGGGACCCGATCTCGGACACGACGGTGAGCGTCCCGTTGACCTTCATGACGCCGCCGACGTTCTGGGCCTCGAGATACGTGTTCCGGTCGCCCTGGATGACGACGGAGTTGCCCGGGAGGTCCAGGAACTTGATGTCGATGGACATCCCGACGGGAACCGTTCCGTCGTAGGTGATGTAGTACTGCCACTTCGGGAGGGTTCTGCTGAACTCGATCTCCGGGGCGTAGGTCGGGTTCGAGAACGGGAACTCGAACAGCGGGCCGACGTCGGTGAGGACCTCGGTCGTGGTGATGAGCGACCCCGTCTCGGTGAAGAACGGGTCCGGACAGCGGATTCCGACGGTGTACGTGGAGTACTTGTTGAAGATGTCCGGCTCGAAGGACTCGACGTAACCGCTGGTCTCCAGCTCGCCGTGGTCCATGACGAATGTGAGCGTGACGCGCTCCTGGACGGGCAGGAGGCGGTAGAGCCACCGTCGGACCCGCTCCAGGTCGATCCCGACGGGCTTGAGTGTGAGGGTGATGTCCCTGGTTCCGGCGCGTGAGCCGTTGTAGTAACCGCCGGACCGGGCCCCGTAATTCGTAACGAAGATGTCGCTCTTCACGGGGCCCAGTCCGTCGATCTTGAGCACCGCCACGCCGGTGCCCCATGGATCCGAGAGACTCAGGATGGCGTTAGTGCCGTTGTCCGCCGTCACTGAAACGGCTCGGATCATGATTCCTCCTACATGTACTCGAGACGGGCGACGAGGTTCCTCGTCTGCCTCGCGATGTCCGCCTCGGACAGTGCCTCGGGCGAGTTGTTGGTCTGGTTGAACGTGATGTTCGGACGCATGCTCTCGTCCGGGGACTGGTTCTGCTGTGCGGCCTTCGCGAGCTCGGCGGATGCGGCGATCCCGTGGACCGACGCCGGAATATCAACCGCCTGTATGGCGGCGAGCCCCTTGTGCAGATCCGTCGTGTCGAGGACGGGCCTGACCGTGGGGTTGAAGGCGCCGAACTCGGCGTTGACGCCGTCCTTGAGGGCGTTGTTGAACGCCTGGACGGTGCTCTCAGCCAGAGTGGTGGTAGCTGCGAGCGCCTCCTTGCCGTTCCGGTCGATGCCGAGCGCCAGACCCTGTACCATGTACTTGCCGATGCCCGCCATGACGCGGGACGGCGACTTGATGCCCAGGGCGTCCTTCGCGCCGTCGACGAGCCCGCTGACCCAGCCCGTGACCTTGTTCACGAGCCAGTCCTTGAGTTCGACGATGCCGTTCCAGATGCCCTTGACGATGTTCTTCCCGATGACGATCCAGTCGCTGGCGACGCCCTTGAAGAAGTTGATGATCGCGACGACGATCTTCTTCAGGGCAGCGCGCAGGCGTGGACCGTTCTGGTCGATCGCGTCCGCCAGCCCCTCGATGAACGAGATGATCAGGTTGAACGCGGCGGCGATGATGTCGCCGATCTTCGAGGCGATGCCGTTGATGAAGTTGACGATCAACTCGGCCGCGACGACCGCGAACTGGTACGCGTTGTCCCGAAGCTGCTGAAGCAGCGTCATGATGAGGAACAGGAACGTCTCGATCAGAGTCGGACCCGTATCGCGCAAGACCTGTGCCATGCCGAGCAGCAGCGAGATGATCGCGTTCGCGACGACCGGCGTGCTCTCGATGATCGCCGTCGCGATCGCCCAGATGATGGCCACGATCGCGTCCTTGATCGCCGGAGCGTTCTGCCCCAGCGTGACGATGATCGCGACCAGTCCCTCGGCGATAGCCTTGGCGAGGACCGGAATGGTGCCCGAGAGCATGTTGATGCCCGCCGCCAGAACGGCGAACGCCGGAGCGCCGACGGCTGCGACGACCGTGAGAAGTGCTGTCAGAGCCGTCAGAACCACGGCGAACGACACCACGACCAGACCAAGACCCGCCAGGGCGACCGCCAGGACCATGAGGCCCTCGGCGCCGGCCATGGCGAGCTTGCCCGCCGTGATGACGATGAACAGACCGGCCGCCATGGCGCCCAGGGCGATGGCGATCGACTTGACGTCCATGCCGCCGATGGTCTGCATGCTCTTGGCGAGAATCATGATGCCCGCGGCGGCCATGATCAGCGCGGCTCCGCCCGCGGCGTCGTCGTCCACCGACTCCATCGCCGCCGACAGCCCGCCGAGGACCATCTGGATGGCGAGGACGGAGGCGGCGAGGTTGAGCCACGGGATCTCGGCCAGCATCTGAACGGACTTGCCGATGGCGAGGAGCACGGCGGCCGTGGCCAGCATCGCTCCGGCGCCGACGGGGTTCGAAGTCGCTGGGATCCGCTGGGCGGACGCCATGAACTTCATGAGCAAGCCGACGACGATCGTGCCCTTGGCGAGCGTCGGAATATCCATGCCGCCGAGCTTCTCCACCGCCTTGGCGGCGATGTAGAGAGCAATGGCACTAGCGATGATCGAACCGACCTTGACAGAGCTCGCATCCTCGCTGACGGCGGATGTCTTCTGGTAACTGGCCATGAACTCGAGCAGGTACTTCGAGACGATGGTCCCCTTGATGAGGGTCCCGACGTCCATGCTGCCGAGCTTGGCGACCGCCGAGGCGGCGAGGTACAGCCCCAGCGCGACGCCGATGATGGCCGTGGACTTGAACGAGGACAGGTCGAGCTCGTCCATGGACTCCATCATGCCGCGCATCTGCGTGGTCAGGAACGACAGCGCCAGCCCCGCCTTGAGGAGGTCGCCGGTGTCGATCTTGGCCAGCTTGTTGACCGCGATGGCCATGATGGCGAGACCGCCGGCCACCAGAAGGAGCGCCGCGCCGACCACCGCCATCTTCCCACCGGTGGCCTCGAGCTTGTCGATGGCCTTCATGACGGAGACGAGGGTTGTGACGATGGCGGCGATCGCCATGATGCCGTTGGACAGGTCGTCCGTGGCGACGTTGGACAGGATCCAGAGCGCCGCGGCGAGGACCGCGATGGCGGCCGCGATCGTCAGGAACGACCTCGCCTTGATGTTCTGGGCGGCCGCGTCGGCGACGCCGGCGAACGACTGGAGCAGCTCGGTGAATCCGGAGATCGGCTCGGTGGCGGCCTTCATCGCCTGGGCGATCTTGTAGATGCCCGCCGTGAGTCCGCCCGCCAGAAGCAGGTTCAGGAGCTTGACCAGCCCCAACTCGCCCTCGTCGATGGTGAAGGCGTTCTTGAGCGCGGTGCCGATGTGCCCGAAGACGTTCTTGACAACGGTCCAGACCTTCTCGAGAATCTCCTTGACCGGGCCGAAGTTCCGAACGGCGAAGTCCTTGACAGAGGCCCAGAACTCCTCCCATTTTGACTTGGCCGCCGTGGTCGCCGTGGAGGCGGTCGCGGTGACGGACGCCGTCGCGGTTGCAACGGCCGCCTGAGCGCCCGAGGTGTCGACCGGCGGAACCGTGATGTTACCGGCCTTGTCCTTGAGCTTGGCGACGAGCGAGTCGACGCCGGCCCGGATGCGGTCGAGGCCCGCCGTGATGCTGCTTCCGAACGCGGCCTTGACGCCATCGGCGAACTCCTTCGCCTTGAGGTAGGCGTTGTGCAGCGACTCGGCGACACCGCGCATCTTCTCGCCGAACGGGGTGAGCCCGGCCAGCAGATCGGCACGATTGCCGAACACCTCGGCGAAGACGTGCCCCGCCTCGGTGACCTTCGCCTTGAGCGCGTCGAACTTGGCGCCGAGATTGGCCTTGATCTGCTCGCCGAGCGCTCTGAGCGACTCCCCGGCCTCGTGAAGGCGCGGTGACAGCCATTCCTTGGCGGACTGACCGACGTTGTGAAGCGCCGTCTTGAGCGCCTCGAACTTCTCGGTGAGACGAGCGCCGACAGCGGCCTTGAACCTTCCGAGAGCGTCCGACGCCCCTTCGACGCCCGCCGTGAAGTGGCTGCTGATCCAGTCGCTGACGACCTTCAGCTTCGGGTTGAGCCAGTCGATCAGCTTGCCGACCGGATCGAGAGCCGTGAGCCACTTGTTCAGGGCGATGGGGCCCTTGGCGATTGCCGCGGTGAACGACAGTACCCCGTTAGTGCCGGCGCCGGTGAAGATGCCGACGAGCGTGAGGATCTTATCGCCGAGCCATGAGGCCAGCTTGAACAGCTGGGTGAACGGGATGGTGGCGATGTGGACGATGCTCCACAGACCGGCGAAGGTCTGGCGTAGCTTCTCCGTGGCCTCTTCGCTCAGGACGAACGCGGCTGTGACCTTCTCGAGGAGGTGGGCGAACGTCGCGAGCGCCTTGGCGGGGGAGCCCGCGAATGCCTCCTTGAAGCCGCCGACGAACGCCCGGACAGGCTTGGCGATGATGTTGAACAGGTTGCCGATCGTGTTGAGGACCGACGTCCTGCCCCCAAGCGCCACGAACTCGGCGGTGACGGCGGACATGCTGTTGAAGAAGCCGTCGATGGGCGCCTTGATCGTGTTGCCGACCGCGGTCCACAGCGCCTTCGACTCGTTCAGGTCGCCGACCATGGTGCGCCAGAAAGACGCCCATCCGGAGCCGAGCGCTTCCTGAACGCCCTGGACGACCTGGGAGAAGGTCTTGTACTCTGTGGCCGCCGACTTGGCCATCGCCGCGTACTGCTGAATATCAACGATCTGCTCGTCGGTGTAGCCAAGTGAGCGGAGCTGCTCGTCCGAGAGGTCGCCCGTGAGCTGGGTCAGCGTCTCGATCATGATCTCGGACGTGAGCCAGTTCTCGCGCAGCGACTCGCGGAAAGAGCCGTTCTTCTCGATGAGCGCGTCGACGTTAGTGCCGTAGGTCGCAGCAGTGCGCTTCAGGGCGTCCTGGAACGCTTGCCCGCCCATCGAAGCATTCTCGATCGACATCCAGTCCTGGAGCCGAACGGTGCCCGTGGCGAGGGCCTGCGACATCTGCTGCATGGCGTGCGTCGCCTGGTTGGCGTCCGCGCCCATGACCGCCGCCAGGTTCGACATGCCCTTGATGGCGGCGACCGAGTCCTTCAGCCCAACACCGGCAGCGGTGAAGCGGCCGATGTTGGTCGTCATCTCGGTGAAGTTGTAAATGGTGTCGTCGGCGTACTTGTTCAGCTCGTCAAGGGCTGCGGTGACCGTGCTGAGGTCCTCGCCCTTGGACGCCGTGTTCGCCAGAATCGTCTGGGTGGCGTTGAGCTGAAGCTCGTACTCCTTGAAGCCGTCGATGATCGGGTCAAGGGTGAACGACTTCACCATCGAGGCGGCCTGGGAGATGACGTTGCTCGCCAGGTTGCCGATCGCCACCGAGGCGACGTTGGCCATGATGCTGAACCGGGTACCGACGTTCTCAGCGGCGACGCCGAGGGACTCGAGGTCGATGCCCTTGACGGCCGCGCTGATCTGGTTCAGGCCGTTAGCCGAGATGTTCTTGTTGAGCCCGGCGTCCAGCTGTCGGAGCCCGTCCAGAGACGACTTGATCCCGCTCAGGAACTGATCCGCCTTGAACTTGAGCGAGACGATCCGCTCGTCGATCTTAGCCATTCTTCACCGTCCTCCAGACGCCCTCGGCGATCTCGTCCATTAGCGGCTTGATGGCCGGGTTGATGTAGTCGCGTCCCTGAACCCACCCCCCTGTGCCGGTGACGTGGCCGTACTGGAGGATGATCGCGATGGGGACGCCGCGTACGACGTTAGTGTTCTCCCAGGAGAGGATCCACGTATCGCCCTTCCTGGTGACGGAGTAGGACCAGGACGACGCCGTCTTCCCGGTCTCGACGGGGGTGCTCGAGGCGAGGGCCTTCACTCCTTTAGCGCCGTACCTGGCCAGCTGCGACTCGATCGACATCCGACCGATTCGCTGTAGCCAGGTAGTGGTGCTGGAGTAGCTGCCGCTCGCCTCGAGCGTTATGCCTCCCATTTTGAGGTCAGGCGGCCTTGGCCAAGCCGCCGGATCCGTGCCACGACTGGTTCAGGGTCTTCTGAACCTTCGTGACCGTGTCGACGCCGAGGATGCCGTCCAGCTCGAGGGTGGACTCGTCGCCCGGGACGTCCGAGTTGTTCCACCAGTGCTGGAAGCACTTCCAGGTCTTCCACCCGTCGACCCCGTCGACCACGAGCTTGTACTCGCCCGTGAGCTTCCGGATCTCGTAGGCGTCGAGCGCCCAGTTGAGGAAGACCTGGAACCTCTTGCACGCCTCGGTCCAGGTGGCCGAGTCGGTGAGACCCATGACGCGGCGGAAACGACCGCCGGTCTGGGAGCCCCAGACGCCGTCCTCGTCGACCCACCACGAGGGCTTGACCGCGGGAGCGGCGGCCTTGCCCGAGGAGCCGGAGCTCCCCCATGCCGGGCGGATGACGTAGGCGATGCCGTAGGACCGCCTACGTCTCCAGACGCCGTTGCCCGCGGACTGGGAACCGTAGGCGCCGGACGAGGTGTTGCCCTCGATGGTCTGGAGGACACCGCCGCCGAGATTCGCCTCGACGATGCCGACGTGGTCGGTGGCCACGGTGCTCTCGTCCCAGTCGAAGATGACGACGTCGCCGGGCTCGGCATCCGAGACGGAGACGAAGTAGGCGTCCGGGTGATTGCGGATGTGTGCGATGGTGACGTCGGTGTTGTACGAGAAGCCGCCGATGGCGTCGAGCTCGCCGGCCTCGTCGAACACCATGCTCACGAAGAGCATGCACCACCAGATGGACTCGGACGGACCGGCGAGCCACTGCTGGCCCGTCTTCGCCGCCCAGTACCGACCCGCCTCGGACCCGGGCTCGGGGTCGTCGGGGGCGTAATACCCGATTCGCCGAGTGGCGTTGTACAGAACGCTGGCCGCGCTCATGCGAGCACCTCCGGAACCTGCGAGATGTCGTCGGCCTTGTCCTCGAAGGGATCCTTCTTGGACGGAGTGAGAGCGACCTCCTGTCGCTCGATGGGATCACTCATCTGTTACCTCCTATTTTGAGGTCAGGGGATGACCGTCTCGACGCTCAGCGTCCCGGTGCCGCTGATGGTCTTGGCGACGGGAGGGATGGTGGTGTCGAGGAACTCGAACACGTAGATCCCGGCGTCCAGGTTGACGGTCGGAGTCGTCTTGTTGAGGAGGGCGCCCGGCTTGAGCAGGTCCCCCTTCGAGACGACCGCGGGGCGAATGACGATGTCGCCCTTGAACTTGCTGCTGTAGCTGACTGCGGTGGCCATTGGTTCTCCTAGACTTGGATGGACTTGAAATTGGTGATGGCGGACGCGATCGTTCCCGTCGCTCCCTTGTCCGCCGCCGCTTTGGCGTGGTTGGGCCACCTCGTGATGTGCGAGACGATGGGCTTGCCGGAGGCCTTGAGCTGGTCGTAGGTGTCAACGGAGGCGTCCCACGTGATCGACAGGACGTCGAGGTGTTCGCCGCTGGCGAAACCAGGCCACCAGGCCGCCGTCTTGCTCGACTCGTACGCGTACCCCCAGGCTCCGAAACCGCGAGCGCGCGCATCGTCAAACAGACTGAACAGGTCCCCGAAGAACTTGACGAGGACCCGCCCCTTGTACGGCTCGAGGATCTTGAAGAACTCGTCCCGCCGGTGGTGATTGTTCTTCGGGTCGAAGACGATCACCGTGCTGTCGCCGTACGTCTCGAGCAGCCACTCGAGGGTGCACGGCATCTTGTCGGGGAGGTTCTTCATCGCCTCCTGAACCTCGGCCCAGGTCATGTTCGACGTGTTCTTGTCGGGTCCTCCGAGCGACTTGAGGTTGTTGTCGTGGTTGGCGAACCAGACCCCGTCGGACGTGCGCGCGCACGAGATCTCGAGGGCGTCCATGCCGTACGCCATGGAGTTAGTGTACGCCTGCTGGGTGCTCTCGGTCCAGGACGCCGAGCCCCCGCGGTGCGCGACCACGAAGTTCGGAATCCTGTACAACTCGGCGAGAGAAGACGGGCCCGTGGGCATGACGCCCACCTTGGACGCCGGCTTCTCAGCGTCGTTCTCGTACACGGAGACCTTGGCCGGGACCTCAGTCCCGTTCTGGTACCAGGAGGCGCCCGGAGTCGCCACGAAGGCGACCTTGGCGGTGAACGCGCACCAGGCATTCGGAATCTGACCCTCCCCCATGTTGCCAGGGGGCTGGGACGTGACGCCGAACCGGATGGCCGACCACGACCTGTTCGTGAATACCGAGTCGAGGCCGTCGTACAGAATATCGCCGGCGACGGTCCACTCCATGAGCTTGTTGGTCATGGGGCCATGGGACTGAGAGGCGATGTACGTGTCCTCGCCGATGGCGGGAACAGCGGTCTGCCAGTCGGAGACCTTGATCTCGAGCTCGCCCTCGAACACCACCATGACGGCGTTCTGGCGAGCGGTCCATCCGGCGTCCTTGTTGTACCACACGACACCCGCCGTCTGGTCTGGGGCGGTGACCTTGCGGTGGGCGACGTATCCCGACCTGTTGGTGCCGGCAATGGGGGACGCCGCGTTGCCCTGCCAGCCGTCCGGAACAGAATATGGCTGCGCCGGACCGGCCAGCTGGGCGGAGGCGATGATGACGGCGGTGTCGCCGGGCTGCGAGGCGACGGTGAGCGGCGTTCCAGAGGCGTTAGCGGCGTTGGCGTGCGCTATGCCCCTGATCTTGGCGCTCATGCCACCCTGACGATCAGTGTACCGGAGTGTGTGCCGGCCGGTACGGGATCGCCGACTCGGAGACGCAGAAACGAGCCGGGCCCGGCGGCACCGCCCCCACCACCGCCTCCTCCGCCGACGAGACTATCGGGAGTGATCTCGCCGGTGATCTTGATGAGTTCGAGATCGAACTGTCCACCGATGGACTCCACGTTGTAGAACCCGTCGGGGAGCTCGAAGTCGACGTGGACGTGCGGCTGAATCATCCACCGCTCTGCGCCCGTCTTGGTGCTGGTGTCCGCGAGGGGCGTGAGCACGAGCGTCGTGTTGGCCGCCTCCAGGATTCCCTTGATCTTAGCCATGTCTTCTCCTCGCGGCGAGGCGCTGCTCGTTGAGCCTGTTGCGCTCCGCGATCCAGTCGTTCTGGTTCATCTTGCTGGGTTTCGGGTCCTGCTGGATCTGCGCGACCCTGATCAGCATCAGGAGACGGCTCAGATGCCAGGTCTCGGCCGGCTGGAATGGGATCTGGCATCCGACCATCCAGCCGTAGATGAGTTCCGACGTCACGAACTGGCTGGATCCCTGGTTTCCTCGCCGGTCGGTGATCGTGGTGCCGGTGCGGTTCTCCTTGATGTAGTCCGCCACGGCGTCGAGGTCGGCCTGCCGGAAGCGGGCGATCGTGGTGTCGTCGACCGGCTCCTCGGACATGCATCGGATGTAGGACACGATCTCGGCCGGGGTCAGGTCCTTACGGCCGAGGAAGTGCTTGTGCCAGATAGCCTCCCATTTTGAGAGGGAGACCAGGGAATGCTCCAGCGACAGCACGACCTCGGGCAAGTCGATGAAGGTCTCCGCCTCAGAGTCCCATCCTTCTTCGGCGGGCAATCTTATCTGGAGCATTCCCTGGAGCCTTTCTACACGTTCGCGGCCTTGAGGAGCGGGATCAGCTCGGCGGGCAGCGGAAGCTCGGGATCCTTGTTATCCGTGCCGTACAGGATGTCCGACAGGGCCTTGAGGACCGCGGGCTTCTCGTAACGGCTGTCGAAGTACAGGTACGCCGAGGGCTTCTTCCCGGGCACGGGAACGGGCGTGCCGGAGAAGGACCAGGAGAACTCCTTCAGCGACGGGGAGTCGTTGATGGTGGCGTTCTCCTGCGAGGACGGACTGGCCAGGCAGCCGTACGCGATGTGGATGCGGTATCCGAACGCGGTTCCCTTGTCGTCGTTGACGATCGTGGTGCGCCACGAGAAGCCGAACGGGATGCGGTCCTGACCGGTGACGAACGATCCCTTGAGGGAGTCGTCGAGGTAGGCGGTGCCGTCGCACTCCGAGAAGTTGGGCGGGAAGTCGAAGGCCTTGATGGTGCCCTTGAAGTTCTCCGCCGACATCAGAGTGAGGTACTTGATGTCGTCCGCGTAGTTGTCGTTGGCCTCTCCGCCCTCGGGCTCGGTGGAGACACCGGTCAGACCGCCCCAGGCCTGAGCGGTCTTGTACTTGCCCGAGTTGTCCTTGCGGTAGATGACGCCGTACTTGGTGCCGGTCTCGCCGAAGCGCTTCCCGGACTCGTCCCACGTGAGGACAGCCATGTTTCCTCCTAGTAGTAGATGTTGACCACGTCGTGCCGCATGCGATCGACGACGTAGCTCGTCTTGAAGGTCGCCATGGGCCACTCCATGAGAGCGTCCACGACGGGATTCGAAGGCTCCTGCGACACGACCGAGATCTGCCACTCTCGAGTGACGTGGTACGGGATGTCGTCGGCGTGAGTCACGTCGTAGTCCACCCGCTCGTAGATGATGGCCGGGAACCGGAGCGCCAGATTCTCGGGGGGCTGATGGTAGACGTTGGTGCTCCCGAGAAGCGACACCAGCTTCTGATGGAGTTCGAGCCGTCGTTCCTCGGGGGACACGATTCACCCTCCATTTTGAACGTTGTAGAGCTCACCGAGCGTGAGTACGATGCGCGGCCGCTTGAAGTCGGCGTACGCGACCGTCCACAGCGCCCCCGCCCACTGGCACCACCGTATGGCGAACAGGTGCTGGAAGGCGTAGGCGTCCCCCACGATCGAGATGACCGCGTTGGTCTTGAGAGTTCCGTTGACGGTCTCGCCGTCGTTGTAGCGGCGCGACGCGGTCGTGACCGTCCCCCGGTACCTGCGAGGCGTGATGACCTCTTGCCAGATACCGGGGGACGTCTCACGTGTCTCGGCGAAGCCGACCTCGCCGAAGTAGCGCATCCTACTTCAGGATGGGCAGCTGCGGGTCGGTGGACTTCTTCGGGTCGGGCGCCATGACACCGGTCATGGGCGTCGGGGCGCCGGTCAGGAGGATCGCGGTGCCCGGAGCGCTCAGAGCCCCCGACAGGCGGGTCTCCAGAAGAGCCTTCTTCTGGTTCACGTCGATGTCGAACGCCTCGAACTGGGTGAGCTGGCCGCCGTTGTCGGTGCCACTCCAGTAGTCGCTCGGGTTGACGATGATGCCGAAGATGTCGCGCGTGCCGGCCTCGGTGGTCGTCTTGGCGTTGCGCAGGTACGGCACGGTGACGAAGCCGGCCAGGCCCATCTTGTCAGCCAGCTCGGCCTTCGAGGAGTACAGGGCGCGACCCTGCTTGTCCTTGGCGTGGAGCAGGCGGGCGATGGTCTGGGAGGCGCCGTAGAAGTACGGCATCCCCTCGCCCATGTAGGCGTCCATGATGTAGGACACCTCCTCCACCGCCGAGGAGTCCTCCAGTTTGAGGCTGGCGTCGGACATCTTGAAGCGGCGGGTGTACCAGTCGTCGTCCGAGACGATCGGTCGAATGCGGTTCTCCGGGATCTTGTCCGGGGAGCCGGCGTTGCGACCGTCGCCGAGAAGCATAGCGCGAGCGAGCTCCTCATTCATCTTCCGACGGAGCAGGCTCCACAGGTAGTTCCAGACCTGGAAGTTCTGGACGGTGGAGAGGTCGATCTCCGTGTCCCTGTCCAGACGGGTCTTGACGTACACCGTGTGAGGGCCGGTCTCGCGCTGGTTGATCTCGGTGACAACGTCCAGCTTCCGCGAACCGGTGATGTAACCGCGGGCCCGGAGCTCGTCCGGGGTCAGATCCGCGTAACGGGACTTGAACCGGGCGTACGGCAGCTTGCGGATGCCGCCGAGCAGCTGGGTAACCCAGGTCTGGTCGCGGTCGATGGTCTTGATGTCGCCGGTGACCTGCGCCTCCGGGAACAGGACCTCGGGCGACTTCAGACCATAGGTCTCCGCGTGGGCCAGGTAAGCCGCCTGGAACGAGCCCATGGCGACGATGTCGTGGCCGATCGCGGCACGTGCGGCGTCGAGATCGACGTCGCTCTTGAGAGTGGCGGTGCCGCCCTCGAAGACGTTGTGGTGCGACACGTCTTCCTTCTCCTTCTTGTCGTTGTCGTCGGATTCGTCGGAATCGGTCTCACCGGCCTTCTTGAGGGCGGCCTCGACGATGACGGCGACGGCCTCCTTCTGAATGTCGGTGAAGTCCTCGTAGATGTCCGCGACGGTCTTCTCCTCGCCCTCTTCGGAGTCGCCGTCGTCGGATGCATCGGATGCGTCCGAACCGCCGGCGTCGGCGTGCGACAGGGTCTCGCCGAACTTGGCGATGAATGCCTCCGCGTCCTCGACGTCGCCGTAGCTGTGCTGGATGTACATCTCGTCGATCTTCGCCTCGGGGTTGGCCCCCCTGAGGACGAGCGAGATCTCGGCGAGATCCGCATGAGTGACCACGGTTCCGCTCTTCTCCACTCCGGTCGCGAAGACCGAGAGGCTATTGAGCGTTCCGTGTTGCACCTTCGTACGGGCGGACCTCCCCTCGGGAGTGTCGTCGAAGAAGATGTCGGCGCGCACCCCCTCGGGCATGTCCTTGACGAGGGCGTGGCCGAGAACGTTGCTGATCGACTGATGGTTGTGCTGGAAGACGACCGGCACCTGGCCGCCGTCATTGCGTGCGAAGGCTCCGGGGGCCAGAGTGAGGCCGTCCGAGCAGGTGACGTTGTACCTCGTCGCCCACCCGGAGACATCGGGCTTCCGCTTACCTCCCATTATGACTCCTCTCCTGGATCGGCGTATGGCCGGGCCACGGAGGGTCGGTCGGCCGTCTGCCGGTTGTTAATGTTGGCGTTGACGAGCTCGTTCGCGCGAGGGTCCTCGGACGCGATGAGTCCGATCTTGTCGCGCACCTCGTTGGAGGACATGATCTCCGCGGAGGTGAGCGCCTGGGCCAGGTCGCCGAGCTGCCCCATCGGGACGAGCCTGAATGGATCCCTGAACCAGGCGATGCGCTGCCCCTGCGCGCGGGCGGTCCTTCCGAGGAAGGTGCCCGTCATGGCCTTGGCGATCTCGTCGAGAATGGGGTTCACGGTCCGGTTGTAGTACGTGAGCATCTGAAGCTCCGTGGCCTTGCCCATGAACACCTCCTCGCTGACCCCGAGAGACGAGTACACCTGATTGGTGAGCCAGGTGACCTGGTCCATCAGGTTGTTCGTCGACGCCCGGTTGAGCTGGATGACCTGCCCGCCCGGATCGAGGAACGCGAACCCGTACTTGCTGTTCTCCATCTGCTGCTCGAGCTCCTCCTGACGGAGCTTGGCCCGCTTGGCGCGCAACTCGGAGTTGACGACGTACGGCAGCTGGATGAGGACATCGAGCTTGCCGGACCCCGACTGCTTGTCGATGGCGTCCAGGATTGAGAGCTTGCTGATGAGGCGCTGAAGATCCGAGTTGGGCCGGTTCATCACCTCGTACATGGGGTTGTTGACGATCGCGACGACCTCCTTGGGGAGGACGATCTGCTTCCGCTGTCCCGATCGGTCGTCGTACAGATCGACCTCGACGTGGCGCGGATACCACTTGGACACCCGGCCGACGCGCAGTGAGTCGATCTCGTACGAATCGGTCGAAGTCGGATCCTTGGACGTGTCCACGGCGACGAGAGCGGCCGAACCGTTCTCGAACATGGTCCAGACGAGCTCCTGCACGAGGCGGTCCCAGGTCTGGTCGATGTTCGCGTACAGCGAAAGCCTCTCCCCGAGTCGCGACGTCTTGTCACTGGCGTAGGCGCCGCTCTCGTTGACGCGGACGTGCTTGAACGACACGCTCGCGACGTCGAGCGCGATCTGGTTGTACAGCTTCGCGACGATCGAGTCCTTGGACACGAACGAGGGGAACATGCTCCTGGACTGCCCGGTGGACACGGCGCCGACGTCGTCGGGGACCCTGCCCTCGAGCTTGAAGGCGGACCAGGCCCGCCGTATGCGGTCAGTGATGGCCATGGGCCTCCTTCACTCGAACAGCTCGCGGTGGTTCTTGTACGCCACGTAGGCGTCCATCAGAGCCGCCACGGCGTCGATCTTCTGGTCTCGGCGCTTCTTGTAGAGCTTCCGGTTCCCGTTGGTGTCCTCGAGGGTGATGCAGTTCCCCATCGCCCAGCCGAACAGGTCCTGATCGAACAGGAGACGGCGGTCGGTGGCCAGGATCTTGATCTCCCCGAGCGGGACGGACTCCGTCCTTGCGCCCTGGATGACCTTCTCAATCCCGTATGGGCCGTTCTCGGTCTCCCAGCGCTTGATGAAGTCCTTCGCGTTGTACGGGTCGTACCCGACGGACACGACGTCGTACTCGTTCTCCTCGATGAACTTCCAGAGGTCCTCGTAGACGTCCATCATGTCGAGGACGGCGCCCTCGAGGACTTGCAGCCCGCCCTCCTCGATGAACGTGTCGTACTTCAACCGCATGGCGGCTGGCAGCAGCGACAGCGTCCTCGAGGATATGTAGCAGTGCGTCTTCACGCCGAACGTCCCGTTCTTGTTGGGGAACAGGAACGTGAACGCGCAGAAGTCGTCGCCCTGCGAGAGGTCGGCGCCCATCGCGCACTGCATCCGCCAGTACTCCTTCTTGCGATGCGGAAGGGTCTCCTCGTAGGTGAAGTAGTACGTGTACCCCTCCATGGGGATCCCGAACCGCTTCGCGAGAATATCGTTCCGCAGCGCCGGATTGGCCTCGGCCCTGGCGACGGCGCGCTCGTAGGTCTCGTAGGAGACCGTGATCCCGATGTTGGGGTTGGCCTTCATCCAGGTCGCCGGGTCCGGGACCTCTTTGATGTCGTCCAGGCGGTAGTAGAATATGGAGGTGTGAGGATCCTCCTCCTCGCCGCGCAGGATGCGCATCAGCTCCATCTTCTTGGTGTCGCCGACGCCGTTTCGGACGGTGCCCTCGGACGAGGTGGCCACGATGAGCCAGCCCTCGACCTTGGACGCCCCCTGCTCGAGCGCCTCGACCACGTCCTCGCGGGTGTCTCCCGACAGCCACTCGTCCACGGTGCAGACCTTGGGACGGAGCGACTGGAGCTTGTCGACGGACATGGGGCGGATCTCGAGGAGGCTGTTCGTCAGGAAGTTCTGGATGCCCTTCTTGGTGTGGGCCAGGAGCTTCCTGTCGGCCGGCCTCGCCGAGGTCGCCAGAATCGAGCCCGCCGTGAGGAACTTGTACAGCGGGCCCCGCGAGCGCGTGATGGCGGTCGCGAACGGACTCATGACCTCCTCGGCGAGCTTCATCGTCGGAGCGGTCGTGATCTGATGAGTCGTGGACGTGTCGATGTTCAGGAAGTAGTTCTGAATCACCGATGCGTACATGCTCTTCGCGGCGCCTCGTGCGACGATGAGGTACTGCTTGTCGATCAGGCGCTTGAGGACGCGCCTCTGCTCGAAGTGCCCACCCGGTCCGCTCTCGTCCTTGACGTACACGGACCGGGTGGTGTAGTAGTACCAGCCGAAGACCTGCTCCCCCCACAGCTTGAACGAGTCGAGCAGGACCAGCGGCTCACCGTCGGTCAGCGTCAACTCGGCCTCGCAGTAGCGGATCCAGCCCTCCACGGCCTCGTCGTCGTACCAGATGTTCCGGTCCGCCACGAGGGCGTCGATGCGGTTCATCTCCATCGAGATCTCGCGGCAGACCGGTATCTCCCCACGAAGGACCTTGTCTCGGAACTCGGCGTAGTAGCGTGGAACCGCCGTGTTCGAGAGCATCAGTCCATCTCGCCCAGAATATCGACGACGATACCGTCGAGGTCGCCGTGACCGAACGGCCACTTGCGACGCTTGCGCTGCCCGGTCGTTCCGGGACGACCCTGGGTCGCACCCCGGCCCTTGCGATCGGTGCTCGACGAGTCGTTGTCGTAGGAACGGCTCGACCCGGACGAGCCCGGACGGCCCTGAGTGGCTATGGGCTTGCGCGGGAGGGCGGCTACGGGCGCGGGTCCCGAGGGCTTCGGTCTCACCGTGGCATCCGGAACGTCGACGGGTGGCGGAGAAGACTTCTTCGCACTGCTACTGCTCCTTCGGAACGGATTCGAGGGCCTCGAGCCTGATGAGCGGCGCGGAGGCGCCTGACGGGCTCCGCCGCCCGAGGGCGCGGGGCTCGGCGGAGCCGGGAGAGGGCCGCTGCCGGGCGACGGTTGCTGCGGACCGGGCTTGGGCTTCGGCTTCTCCGGACCCGGGGGTTCGTCCCCGCCCTCGTCCGACTTCTTGTCGCCCTTCAGGCCCTTGAGGACCTTCTCGGCGACCTGGTCGGCCTTGGACTTCTCGGGCTTGCCGCGGAGCGCCGGCGGAAGCGCGTTCTCCAGGACGTTCGTGAGAGCGCCCGTGAGAACCTTCTTACCGGCTGCCTCGGCGGAGGAGAACACGATGTTCTCGACGAGCTGGCGACCCCGGCCCTTCTCCTTGGGCGGAGGAGCCGTGAGCTGCGCGTACTCCTTCTGCATCTTGATGCGGTTGATCGCGTTGCGCAGCTCGGCGTCGCTCATCGAGTGCATGTCAAGGGACTGGCGCTTCTCGCCGCCGTCCTCCTTCGGGGCGCGCTTCGACGGGGGCGTGGAGCCGCGAGTGGTTGGCTTGCGGACGCCCCACTTCATGCCCCTGACGCCGAACTGGGCGAGAATATCATCGTCGATGATCACGACGGCACCTCCAATGCGTACTGTAGCCTCACCTTGGCCTCCTCGAGCAGTTTCTCGTGAGCGGAGTTGACGAACGAGTACCCCGCCGGGTCGAACGCGAGCCGACAGTGCAGCACGACGACCTCGCGGACGAGGTCGAGGTACGTACCGATGTACAGGTTCTCCCACTCGAGGCTGTCGTCCACGACGCGCGGCTCGATCCTGAGCCCGATCTGATGGACGATGGCCAGAGCGGAGTTGATGTGCAGACTCAGGTCGATATCGAACGTACGGTCGTCCGGGTCGACGCCGAGGGTCTGCTTGACGTCCCTGAGGATCGAGCTCATGTCACCTCCAGGGTGTCGTGTCCCCCGGAGCCCGCTCGATCACGGGCTGGGGGAGCAGATCGAACGATCCGTAGTGGATCGCGTTGTGCGTGTTGTGCGAGACGCAGATAAGGAACTCCGGATCGAGGATCGCGGGGTCCCCGGAGAGGATGTCCTCCTCGATGAGGGGGTTCATGTGGTGGACTATGATCTTGGAGCCGATCGGATAGCCGACGACGCCCATGTCATACCCCATGTCGCGAGCGATCGCGTTGATGCGGGCGCGCTTCCACTCCTTGGACTGGTAGAATGCCTGATTGACGCGCCTGGCGAAGCCGAAGGTCTCGCGTCCGGGTGTTCCGAGCAGTTTCAGGTACTCGAACCGCTCCTCGTAGGTCTCGAGGCGGGCCAGCTCGCTGTACGTCCTAATCATCCGCGCTCGCCGTGCTCCTGTAGCCGGCGAAGGCGTCCAGGGCCTGCTGGAACAGCTCGTCGGTTCGGGCCTGGGCCGCGAGGGCCTTGGTCTTTGCCTTCAGCATCTCGTTCTCGGCTCGAAGCCTCTCCATCTCGAGCTTGGATCTCTCGGATCCGAGCCTGACGAAGTGCAGGATCACGCCCGGGGGAGCCTCTCCGGACTCCATGAGCTTCTGCGCCTGCCCCATTGCCAGGGAGATCATCTTGTTCTCATGGGCTTCGTCCGAGAACGGAGGCGTCATGGGCATGATGCACTCCTTTCTCAGGCGGTTTTCCAGGGGTTTGTAGCCGCACCGATCGGGGAAGAATATCCGCTTGAAAGGAACGAAGAAGCGGGGTGACCGGTACGGCCGCAGACCCCTGGAAAATATCCCGCCGGGGGTATTCTGTCG